GAACAATTACAACAGCAAGTAGCTTTTAATGAGTTATTAGATAGTAAAAAGATAGAATTAGCTCAACAAACTGCTAATGCTTTAATAGATGTTTCTAATAGAAGAATACAAAGAGAAAAGGATTTAGAATTATCCGCTTTAGATGCTAAATTACAAAATGAATTAATATCTCAAGAAGAGTTTGAAAAGCAAAGAGAAGCAATAGAAAGAAAAGCATTTAATAAAAGAAAAAAAATAGAGATAGCACAAGTCGCTATAAGTTTAGCTGCTGAGATTGCTAGTATAAATGCTAATGCCGCTGCTAATCCAGCTAACGCATTTACTTTCGGTGGTGCTGGTATATCTCAAGCAAGTGTATTAACTGGTATTGCTGTTGCTAGGTCAGCTATTCAAGCTGGTGTTATAGCTTCTCAAAAGTTTGCTGATGGTGGTTTTACAGGTGCTGGTTATGGTAGTGCTGATAGTACAGGATTTAAGCAAGCTGGGGTAGTTCATGAAGGAGAATATGTAGTACCAAAACATGTTTTAGATAGTCAAAAAGGAGGTCAATTAGTAGGTGCTTTAGAAAGTATGAGAATGAATAAACCTACTCCATTATCTAGTATTGGTTTTGCTAATGGTGGTTTTACAAGTGGCTTAAATATGGATATATCAGGATTAAGAGATGAAATTACCTCAGCTGTTATATCATCAATGGGCGCTATAAAAGTTCAAAATGTTGCTACTGATACCACATCAGAAAGCATAAAAGTTAATAATATTATGAGTGAAGCTACCTTCGGATAGTATAATTTATAAACAAAAAATAAAAGAGGGTAATTCGTAAAAGTTTTACCCTTTTTTTATTACTAAAAAGATATAATTATATGATTTATAGTAAGTTAACTACTTAACACCTGTTTAACACCTCTTTAACTAGTCTTTAACACCTCTTTAACACCTCTTGAACTAGTCTTTAACACCTGTTTAACTAAATATAGAATAGAATAGAATAGAAGATATTATAAGAGAGTTTTTAATAATTTTCAAGAATTTACAAAACAATTAATTTTTTTATATTTACCTCATGTGGTTAACTAATTTATTCGGTAAAGCAAAAAACCTAAATAGTGAATTAGCCACTCCTAGACAAAAAAAAGTAAGATTAAGATTATGCACAGTTTGTCCAGAAAAAAGAAATGATTTTATATTTCTTTATTTATTTAAAAAAAAAGGAGTATCTCAATGCTCAATCTGTAAATGTGCTTTAGATGATAAAATTTTATGGAATAATGAAAAATGCCCAATATCAAAATGGTAGATTTTAATCCAGAAAAAAATATGCAAAGTTTAGATGATGAAACTAAACAACTAATCAAAGAAGCGGTTAAAAAAACGTATTCTAAATTTATGCCTAATAGTAAAAGTTTAGAATATTTATACGAGAAATTTAAAGAATTAATAGAGCCTAATTTTACAATGTCATGTGGAAAGTGTCGAAACAGAGTAATAAACTTCTTCCATCAGAGATCAAAGAGCTGGTAGATGTTTTAACAGATACTCTTTTTTCATACGTAGATAAATCTAAAAACGGTAGGCATGCCGCTACTATTTTATTAGATGCTGGATTAATAGATGAAAGAGCAGTAAGAAATATAAGCATTCTAAGAGATTATTTAATTATGAGAAATAATCCCCTAAATAAAATGAGGGATATTTATTATAATTTATCTGTAAAATATGATGTAAGTGTAGTATTAATTCAAAAGATAGTTTTAGATAAGAAATAATTATTTATATTTATTATAGAATGTTTTCATAGTGTTTTTTTGCAAGTTTTAGAGGGGTTGGTATCCCTCTTTTTTTTTGTATAACTTTTTTATATATTATTTCAATAATGTTTTTCTAACATTGTTGTAATGAATTGGTATTCTATAAAAAATTCAATTAAAAATAAACTATCGATAGCGATAGATGAGGAAATTGGCTCTTTTGGGATTGATGCTAAAAGCTTTATTGATGAAGTTAAAGCATCAGGATACAAAGATATTGAGCTTACAATTAATAGCGGTGGTGGATCTGTATTTGATGCTCTTGCTATTTATGATTTCTTAAAAAACTCTAATTATACTGTAAATGTTAAAATTGAGGGGCTCGCTGCTAGTGCTGCTACTATTATCGCTCTTGCTGGTGATAATAAGCCTGTAATGACTGAAAACAGTTTCTTTATGATTCATAACGCTTGGATGCCTGTAGTGTCCATGAGTGGTATGAATAGTGATGAAATTAGAGAATATACAGAGGAATTAGAAAAGCAAGCTGAATTAATGGATAAAATTAATTTAAAACTTGCTAAAATATATTCTAATACTACTGGTGTTAAGTTATCAGAGATTCAATCTATGATGGCTGATGAAACTTGGTTAACAGCTGAAGAGGCTAAAGAGTATAACTTTATCGGAGAGATAGAAGGTGCTATGGCAATTGCTGCCTATGCTAGTCCTAAAGAGTTAGCTAAGAAAGGGTACAAGGTACCATCAAATTACGTAAATCAATTAAATAACGTGAATATGTCTGAAAAGGAAGGTCTATTGGACCAACTAAAGGCTTATGTTTCTGAATTATTAGCTCCTAAAGCTGAAGCGGTAGAAGAAACAGTAGAAGAAACTCAAGAAGTAGAAGCTACTGAAGAAGTAACCGAAGAAGTAGAAGAAGAGGTATCTGAGGAAGTAACAGAAGAGCCAAAAGATATAGTAGATGTAGAAGCTATAAAAGCTGAATTAATGGCATCTATTAAATCTGAAATCAATGCTAAAAATGATGAATTAGCAGAGATGAAAAAAGAATTGGATAAAGCGAAAGCATCCCGTAAGCCATTAGAGGCTAAAGAGGATATTTCTAACCCAGAAGCTAAAGTAGAAGAGGTGGATGAGTTAGGTGCTGCAATCCTTAATATTTTAAAATCTTCTTACAAAGCTTAATAAATAAATTTTAAAAAATGGCAAATTTTATTACACAGTCAATTTCTAGTACTTATTCAGGACAGGAATTTACAGAAATCCTTTTTGCACCTCAAGAAGGTAGCTCGGATTTAGCAGGTATAAGAGTTATACCTAACATCAAAGTTAAGGCTAACATGTACCTTAACAGCTCACTTACAAAAATTGTAAGAAAGTATACTACTTGTGGTTTTGCTGCAACTGGTGGAGTAACTAACGTATCTGATAGAACTTTAGAAGTTGCAAAACTTAAAGTAAATCTTGAGGAGTGTGGAGATGCTTTTTACGGTACTATCTTCGAAGAGTTTTACGGATCAGGAACATCTATTGATGATTTAACTGATACTGTAGTAGGAGAAGTAGCTAGAAAGAGAGTTGCTGAAGCAATCGCAGATGATAACGGTCGTATGGCTTGGTTCGCTGCATCTACTGCCGCTGCTGCTGATTACGCACAGTTTGATGGGTTCGTACAGTTATTCGTTGATAATTCAGCTTCTTTAGGAAAGTATGTTGAAATGACTGCTATAGCAAATATCGAAGATACTAACGGTGATTTAGTTGCTGATGGTGCTTACACTTTGTTAAAGTCTGCATACGAAAACCAAACTAAAGTATTAAGACAAATGCCAAACGCATCTAAGAGCTTTAGAGTTACTGCTACAATCGTAGATAACTTAATGACTACTTATGAGCAGTTAGGTACTGGAAATGCTTTAGGACTTCAGTTGTTACAAGATGGACAATCTCTTACTTTCAGAGGTATTCCTGTTGTAGAGATTACTGGATGGGATACTCAGTTAGCTGATGCTACTAATCCTAATGCTAACATAGGAAAGAATATGCTAGTTTACACAGTAGATGATAACTTAGTTATTGGAACTGATGTTGCTGATGCTGGATCTCAATTGAAATTTAGAAGTAATGATGACGATGATGAATTGTTAAAAATTATAGCTAAATATAAAATGGGTGCTCAGTTTGTATTTGGAGAATTAATCTCTTTCTACTACTAAAATAATAAAGCCCCTCTTTATGGGGGGCATTTTTTTAACTAAATAAATTAATTAAAATGGCAGAGATTACAACTGATATTTTACTAGCTTGTAACGATGAAAATAGACGTGGAGGAATTAAGCGTGTATTCGTTATAAACAAGGATGATATATCTAGTTTTACTGCTTCTGGTTCTGATCATTCTTACACAGCGGTTACTTTAAGTACTACTGATGATAAGTTTTACGAAATAGAAGGAGAATTAGAAACTAAGTTATATTCATCAGAAGGAAGTAGAGAGAATGGATCTATTTCTTATGAAACTTCTTTAGAAGTATTTGCTCCAAAAATGGAGAAAGTGAAAGCAAAAGGTATTAATTCCTATATTGAGTCTTGTGGTTTAGTTGTAGTTTTTGAAACTTACAACAAAGAAACTAGTGCTAATAAAGCATTTGTTTTAGGATTTGATGAAATTATGGGTAAAGATGCAGCTGTTAACGCTATGGCTAATGAGGTTTTAGAAGCTGAGTTACAAGGGCAAAACGGATATACTGTTACTTTTGCTGGAAAGCAGGCTCAATTATTAAGAGAGTTTGTTGGTTCGATTGAAACTAATACTAGTGGTACTGTTTCTTTCGGTTCATAATATTGCATAATTAGGTTTATGATTGGATAGTTGTTTGGTCAACATTGGGAGAGTTAAAAGCTCTCCCTTTTTTATTTATCCTACTAAAAGAAATTTATTTTTATTATATTTGATATTATGAAAAAATTTATTATAGAGCCATCTTTTCTAGGTAAAAAAATAAATGGTAAAGTAGGTGTTATTTACCTTACTGATAAAACTAGCCAAAAGGATTTAAAAAAATTGTATAGTGCTGGATTTACAAACATTGTTAAAATAGAAGAGGTTAAAGATGAGCCAAAAGAAGATAAATAATATTAAGGCTAGTAGTGTTAAATCTGATCCGATAACTACACCGATAATAAAAAAAGAAAAGGAAACTAATCAAGATATACTCCAAAAGTGGGTTCCTTTCTTCCAAGATTCTGATAATATTTATGTAAATGATTTAGCTAAGAGGGCTAGACGTTCATCTACTCACTCTAGTATTGTTAATCAAAAAATTACTTTTGTAAAGGGTAAATATTTTACATTTAGCATTGATGGTAGTCCTGTAATGTATGATGATTTGCCTGATGATTTTAAAGAGTGGTGTAAAGAGGTTAATCCAGAAGGACAAAGTTTATATGATGTATTCTGTGAGTGGATACAGTCTTATGTTATTACTGGTAATTATTATCCTCATGTTAAAAAAAGCGGTGATTATACTGCTTTATATTCTGAGGATGCTACGACAGTAAGAAAGTCTAAAGATACTAAGAGAGCTTATTTATCTAATTTTTGGAGAGATATCGGACTCAGTAATACTCCATCTGCTGAGTATCCTGTAAATGAGTTAGAGTTTTACGATGGTACTAATCAAAATGAGTTTTTAATTCATGGAATGAGAAAGTATCCTGAGTTTAATTACTATGGATTGCCGGATTATGTAGGTGCTTTAGATTGGATAGATATTGAGTACAGAAT